TGGTCTCAGTTCCTACCCTAGCACAAGTAACCACAGCAGGAAACACTACTAATAATTCTATTGGTTTGGGAGTAGCAAGTGCTCCGACATATAGATTAGAGGTAGCAGGAACTACTAATGCGCACGCAGTTCGTTCACATATTGGTTATGACGTTTACCCAGTACCAGATCCTACAAGTTTATCGGGAGTCATAAGTGCTGGAGGTTCTGTGGATACGGGTTTACATGGATATTATCTTTCGTTTTATACTGCCTTAGGAGAAACTCACGGTTTTGGTCCTGTTTCAATAACAACAACAGCAGGAAATAATACTGTTACTCTTACAATTCCCACTTCATCTGATCCTAGAGTTATTGGTAGAAAATTATATAGAACAAAAGTTGGATCTGCATTTAATGAGTATCTACTAGCTACTATAACAGATAACACGGCAACTAGTTATGTTGATACTGCTGCCGATAGTACCTTAACCACTAACTATAGAGGAGTTTATTATAGAGCAAATACAACTGCTAATTTTTTAACTATAGACGGTACTAGATTTATGATAGCGGATATTAACGCTACATATTTTGGTATTGGTGCAGGAAGATTTGTTACAAGTGGAGGATATAATTCTTTCTTAGGTTCTTATACTGGAGGAAGTACAACTACTGGTGCGTCAAATATATTTGTTGGATATCTTACAGGATACTTCAATACTACAGGAGACGCTAATACCGTAATGGGAACAACTGCTTACTATGCTGTCACAAACGGAAGCAATAATGTTGTAATTGGTTTTAATGCTGGACGATATATAGCAGATAATAGTACACAAGTAACTTCTGTAAATAACGGTATTTACATTGGTTTTAGAGCAAATGTCAGTGCTACTACGGGAGTAACTAATGAAATGGTTTTTGGAAACCAAGTAACAGGTTTAGGTTCAAATACTGTTGTATTAGGAAATGACTCTATTGTAAGAACAGCACTAAAAGGTAATGTACTTATTGGCACTACTACAGATTCGGGTTATAGATTAAATGTAAATGGAACAACACGCTTTATAGGCGATTCTTATGTATCTTCTGGAGATCTATTACTAGATAACGATAGGCCGATAAGGTGGAAAGATTCTGGGGGAACCTTCAGAAGAACAGCTCTTATTAGTGCTGCTAATGATCTTCAGTTTGGTCACATAGATACAGGATGGGGAGGACAAACTTATATTAAGGCAGGTGGAGTTATTGTACTTTTAGTAAACGGAGCTTCTGGAACATCTACTACAGCATTATACGCAGCTTCTAATGGTAATATAGGTATCGGAACTTCTTCTCCTAACTATAAAATAGACGTACAGGGAACAGCCCTTTCTACAAGTTCTGTTCGGGTTCAAGGTTCTTTTGATATTAATCCTTTGGCTGCACCTCCTGTTATCGGAGGGTTTACTTTATCAGCAGGAACTAATTTAGGAGTTGGTACATACTATTACTTTGTTACTTATGTAACTGCTATAGGTGAGACTAGTGCAGGAGCTAACTTAACTGTAACTACAACTACAGGAAACACAACTGTTAACTTAACTGGAATTCCTGTATCTAGCGATCCTCGTGTAACTGCCCGTAAGATCTACAGAACATTGTTAAATCAAACTATTGATGCTCATAGGTTTTTGGTAACTATTAATGACAATATTACGACTACTTATACCGATTCTGCAACAGATGCTTCTTTGACTGGATTGGCTCTTCAATACTATAAAGTAAATACTACTGCTCGCTACTTTACCGTGTCTGGAGTTCAAGGTATGGTTATTGACCAAAACCTTACAGCTTTAGGACGAAATGCAGGTAATGCTATTATTGCTTCTAGTGGTGCAGCAATTAGGACTGTTTTAATTGGAGCACAGGCTGGTCAAAATATCACTACAGGACAAGCAAATGTTATAGTAGGTGTTGCTGGTGCAAGTTTAACTACAGGTAATAACAATACTTTAGTAGGTGATTTAGCAGGATATGGTTTAACTATTGGTTATGAGAATACTTTTTTTGGGGGAGATGGAGTTGGACGATTCGTAACTACTGGTTATCGAAATACTTTTATTGGAAACCAAGCAGGTAGAAACCTAAACAATGGTACTACTCAATTTACAGTTGGATTTGAAAATATTGCTATAGGTAACAGAGCAAGAATGTTTGCCAATAACGATAGTAATTCAATTGTTATTGGAAACGTTGCTTTAGGACTTGGTTCAAATACCACAGTAATTGGAAACTCCTCCATAACCTTTACCTCTATTCCAGCAGGTAACTTAGGTGTGGGAACAACTACTAATGCAGGATTTAAATTAGACGTTAATGGTACAGCTAGGGTACAAGGAGCTATTAGCTCTACTGCTTTGACTACAGATGGTCCTGTAGTTTCTACTGCTGGAGTATTAGGCAGTGTTGCAGGATATACAGGAATGGTTACAATACAACAACCTAGTCCTTTACCTCCTATTAATTTTGATATTCAGAATGGTATTATTGTAAACGTACTTTAACGTACTTTAAAGTCTTATTACTCTTGGGTACTCTAAGCCTTCTGCTAGGATGACATCTAAGCCTAGTATGCTTTCTATTGTTACGTCATCTTCTTCTTCTACTCCCATCTCTTCTAGTAAGGCTCCAAACTGCTTTTCTGTTAATAGAATTGCATTAGGTCTTACTGCTCTTCCGTCCTTCTCTGACTCCAAGTAGAATTGGTTTATTAATTTATCTATATCTGCTAGGGTAATCATAGTATTTTTATTTAAAGCGAATATAAAACGAATAAATCAAATCCGTATCTTTTTCTACTAAATCAAAGGAAACTCCTGGATATCCTGGACCAAAGTTGTTCATAATCCACTTAGAAGAGCCATACATTGACAATACATTCCTATATCTAAACTTATAGGCTTGTTGCATACTCTCTGTATGTAAGTCTCCTTTTATTATAGATATGTTTTTATTCTCTCCTAAACTGTGGTGATTAATGTATTTGTTAAGGAAATTTTCTGCTTTCTCAGTTAAGAAAAGGGGAAGACCATGCTTAAGATCCTCAGAGTCTTTTCCGTGAGTAAAAATAAATGTATGTTTGCCATAGTCAAAATGTTCTAAGAACTTCTCCATTATTGTTACTTTAATGAATGGATAAGCTGTGTTAAGGTAAAGAGTAAGCGCTTGATTAGTTACGTACCCATAATCTCCAGCATGGTTGTCATTTACTTGCATTACTGCATGAATGTTATTAGCTAGATTTCTCTCTACTAAAGTATCAAAAAACCTTTTATGGGCATAAAGGTAAGTCATAAAAGCTTCCTTATTGTTCATGTTTTGAGGTAACTGATGTCCTCCTCTAGTAGTGTAGCCATTCCAACCATCCAAAGAATCTCCTAAATCACAAATAAAAAGATCTTCTAGTCTTCCATAAGTCTTTACTTGTCTCTCAATCTCCTCTAATGTCTTGTTCATCCTCTCTTCGAAGACGTTTTCGTTATACTCGTTTCCGTAAAGAGCAGTAGGATGTGTAAGGGCACCTACGTGTTTGTCACTCATGTATACAAATAAGCCTCTTTTAACGCTTACAGGAGACTTTTTAGGTGTTGGGTATACATCGATACCAGATTCTAGGAAAACTTCTCTTAGAATGCCTTCTATGTCGTCACTAAAAGTATCTTCAGGTTTAATGTGAGCAAACAAAGCTGACACTAACCAACCTGAGCTTTTTTCTTTACTCCAGTATTGAACTAATTTCCACTTAGTAGTGTCTACTTTATGAATCTTAATTATCTCTTCAGCAGATCTAGGTTGCTCAGAAACTAGTTTAGATACTTCTAAAGTACCTTTTTCTAAGTTTTCATCGTAAGTTCCTACAATAGCAGTAGCTTGTCCAGGAGAATAGTTTAAAGGTTTTTGTTGTACTACTTTAGACATAGCAGTTCGCTTAAGATCACGAACTCTTTTAGCTCTTAGGTTATTAGGATCTTCTGGGTAGTAATCAAAACGAATAGCAACTTCTAAGGCTGATTCGTCTGTGTCTGGATTATTCATATAGTATTGAATAATCTGTTTAGAGATTGGCATCATAGGTTTTTAGGTTAAAGTATTAACCCTATGGTTAACAAAGCTATAGCAATTAATCCACCTTTCAAAACATTCTTCAATGTTTTTATGGTTTCTGCTTGAGATCTTACCTTAGTATCTAGGCGAACTATCTCTATTTTAGCTGTATCTAATGCTTTTTGATAGTTAGGAATCAAAGAATCCTTATAGTAAACTAACTGTGTACTATCTGTCTTAATTATTTTTTTAAGACTTACTACTCTTTCACGTGCTTGAATTCCTTTAAGGAACTCGTTATTCAACTCCTTTAGCGGTAAGCTGTCTAGAGATTGTGAGTAGGTATTTTGTGCCGTCAAGATCAGGCATAGTGTCAATAGCAATCTGAATGGTATCATACTTTAAGTTGATTTTTTCGTAAGTTCTATACTCTTCGTGTTTGATATGTTCCAGAGAGTCTATTTTTTCGAAGTAAGTATCGTTTGCTTTATCTATAGAGTCTATAAAGCTAAGGACCTGATTGGTCTCTTGTTTTTCTGAGTAATCTTTAAAAAGTAAATAAGCGATTACTCCGAGTAAAATAATGTTTAGGTAGGTTTGAAAAGTCTTCACAGGATTATTTTGTGTGATCGAATTTGTGTTGGTCTATCTTAGTTAAGATCTGAGACAAAACACCATTGTCAATGATTCCTACTGTGTGTGCATTCTTAAGCGCACTAATCAATTGGAAGATAATAAAAGGAGCACATAACGTCTCCGAAAGCCAGAAAGTGCCTTGAAAGCCTTTCTCAATCATTAATATAACTGTTAGAATAACTACCCAAGAAAACAAAGTTCTTAAAACTTTTACTGCTTTTCTTGTTTGGAAACCTTCTTTCTTTGTTCCTGCCCAAACACCGAAGAAACCGTCTAGTAGAATTGAAGCTACAATACCTAAGTATTGTTCTGCGTTATCAGCTGTTAAGTGTAGAAAGTAACTTCCTAAAAAAGCACAAA